TGAATGCAAAACCCACTAATTTGCTTACAACCATCCACGCCACACAAATTCAACTTTTTCTGGCGCGCACGCGCCGTATCAACTAAATGATGTTGAATATCTCTGTGCTTGTGAAAGTTTTCAATCAAAAAGTTCAATGCTGTCTGGAAATTGACTTTCTCTAAAAGCTCCCCATTCCAAGAAATTTTGCGATAAGTCGCTATAGATGTCTCTTCATGTGGTTTAACAGCTTCTTCAATTGTCAATTGCCAAATATCATCAAACTGTGGGTTCTCACGCATCTGGTACTCCTTAACTTTCTCAGAATCCAACGTTCCATTCGAATTCCTGAAGTCAGGATGCACTTCTACCGTAATACAAATAAACCTACGTTGCACGGAATATGGATTCGCCGAATACTGATATGCATTCAAATTCTTAACATTAGTTGTGACAGCCAAAATTTCGGGAGAGATAAAAACTTTTCCCTTATCTGCAAGATCTGCTTTTGCAGCATATGCCATTTGATTATTGGCTACGTCAATCAACAAACGTAATGGTGATTGTTCAACAAAGTCAGCTTTCGTATTCCCAACGTCATCTACAATCATAACTAGTTTGTCCGATGTCCAATTAGACATGAACTTATCACCAGCGTTAACTGTAGCACGCCTCTGTTTATCAGTATCTAATCCAGCACTGATCAACAAGGCGTCAATGATTTGGTCACAACACGTAGTCTTACCCTGTGAACTCTTACCATAGAACTCAATTGCAAATGGGGCCGGTCTAATACCACTACTAATTTGGTGCAACACGAATTCTCCACGAATACTTGCCAATCTCTGAAATTTCCTATTAACCATATTATACTCAAAACTATGAGGTTTCAGGCTGTTCAAAACTTTCTGAAATGCAATTTCCGTATCACGCAACAACTTGTCCAATTCGTGTGGTTCAACACCAGCAATTTCCCGCAAATTACCACATCTTTCCAAAGACCACCATTGTTCAATAGTATTATACTTATCGTCCAAATTCTTCATGATCGACTCACCCGTAAACAACGGCATAAACGAACGATCCTTAAAGCATAAATAGAGACTCTCGCA